CTGCGGTCTGGTGAACCTTAGTGTAGGTTGTTCCAACAAGGTCATACTGACCACCAACCGCAATAGATCCGGACTGAACGCCACGGCCTGTTGGGAGGTTGTAGATCGATTGTCCCTGTCTGAACTGCTCGGCATTAATAGTTCCATCCTGATCGCCTGTTCCGAGGGCAGCAGAACCACCAACGTTTGATCCGTAGGTGTAATCCAGGTAGAAGAGCAGACCAGAAGGAAGGCTCATTGGCTGGATTGAAACTAACTCGTTAGAAACGAGACCGCCGAATACTCGACGAACGATTGGGAACGCGATGTTTGTGAAACCGCGGATATCTCCAGAGGATGTTAGACTACCAGCACCCTGTGATAGAGAGTTTTGCTCTCTCAGTAGCTGTGCAGCCTGATTTTCCAGGAGACGTGACATGATCTCGCGATTGTGGTCAGCGAGACCTCGAAGAAGACCGGTTCGGGTCCACTTCTCAATTAACCGCGTACCTTCGGCGCCCACGTTTCGATCGCGGATTCCTTCGGTAAGCTGTTGTAGTGTGAACGACTTTGACATTTTTTTACTCCTTATATGATTTATAGTTATGCAGTTGTCTATTCTTTGATTCCCGCTAGCACCGACCACCGATTAACCTCAGCACTGGCAGTCTGGGAAGAACCCCGACGTGTTCGTGAAGAGGATGAACCGAGAGCCCGACGTGTTGCGGATTCTCTTAAGACGCCCCCAGAAGCCTTTCTAAAGGATTCAGTAAGTGTCTTGTACACGAGCCTAACTTCTCTCAAACTCTTTGCCTTATCAATTGACTCAACGACCGTTCTCCTCTGAGAGGATCCTATGTCCTTGTTTTGTAGCAATTTATTTACGTAGAGAAGCTTAGCGTTAAACAGATTAAGATCTGTCAACTGCTCACGGAGAGTTTCAACTGCACTCCTGTATTCATTGAGCTTCTTGCTAAGAGATCGATTCTTGCGTCTCTCAATTTTAACAGCTTCGGAAAGCTTATTAAGTGTTACTTTGAGCGGGTCACCACCTCGTGTGCCTCCGCCCCATGCATCGCCGCCACCCTTACCGGTTCCACCGTAGGCGCCTTTGGTTCCGGCCTTGCCGTCACCTTTTCCACCCCAAGAGTGGGCCATGTCATTTTTAATACCTTTAACCTTGACGAGTTCCTTGGCCTCAGAAATTCGGCTTCGCAATCTTGCGAGCTCAGATCTTAATACCCTCTCATCAATTTCAAAAACTTCTTCGAGTTCTTCGGGAGCATCCATTGGAAGTTCTTCATCCATGTCAACTTCTTCTTCTTCCTCTCCGACCTCGATCTCCTCTCCCTCATCTTCCTCATCTGCCACTAATGTAGCAATAAGCTGAAGCTCAGGATCTAGCTCAACATCGCCGAGATCAATTTCAATTTTATCTTCACTAAGAAGACTTTTAAGTCCTAGAGATTTCATAATTTCTTCCAACTCCTCTTTTTCCAATTCTTCAAGATCTTCCTCTCTTTCGGCTTCTTCAAGATCTTCTTCTTCTTTTTCATTCATCATTGACGCTGTCATATTTGCCAACTCGTCAAGATCAACTTCATAAAGAACTTCATCTGCTCTTGCCATTGTAGAATTCTCCTGTTGAACACGTACATCATTATTTATTCCGGAGCCGCCAAAAAACTCCGAGTTTTGATTAAGTTTATCAGCCAAACGTAATATTTTTACCTTATCTGGCTGGCTTAGAGTGTTAAATGATTCGTCTAGAGCACTTTTAACTCTCTTATGACCCCTCACACTATCTAAATTTTCTCCACTAAACATTTCTAAAAGTGAAACTAAAGCGCTCTCATCTAGAATAACGTCAGAATTTTTATCTGTATTAACAATACTAGAGGCGACCTCTTGGAGCAAATCAGATTCATCTCCGGCAGAGTCGTCACCTAATAGCTGCTCCTCTATAAAATTTCTAATTCTTGGAGTAACTGCTTCAATGATTGCATTTTTAGCATTTTGCTCAGCTGTCTCCCTAAGAAGCTTTGCTTCTGCGATTGCTTCATCATAAAGTGTTTTAGACATTAGTAACCCTCTTCATCTTTAATTATTCTGCAGCATTTATTTTTACATGCCAGTTTGTGATTCAATTTCATCTATTCTATTTAAAAGCTTCATTATTCTTAGTTTTTGTTTAATTATTGATCTCTCTGATGGATCTAGATCAAGAATATCTTTAAATCCAGAGATCATTATATCTGTATCATCATCTGACATCACACCGGTTGGTGCTCTTGAGGACCCATACTGTGTTCCAGACTTAAATGCTGGGCCAGTTGTTTTAAATGCCTGACTGGCTCCGCCAGAGCCGAGTGGAGGACCATCGAAACCTCCAGGATATAATACGCTGTGTGGGAATGGAGCTATTCCAGCTGAAGCCTTTGGTAGTCTCTGCCCCTTTGGAACAGGAATCATTCCCTCGGCGACTCCCATTCCTCCAAATCCAGACATCCAGCCGGCGCCAGCTGAGCCTAAAGAACTCCTATCTGCTCTTGGCCAAAATGCCGGGTCTGGATTAATAATATTCTTATTTATCTTTTTAACAAATTTATCAGTGTCATCTTGATCAATAAATTCATCTTCATCTTCTTCATCTTCTTCATACGGCTCTGAATATATTCCCGTCTCTGCAGACCCCATCGATCTTTCAGATCCAAGTCCCGTTCCAAAGCTAGGAATCTTTTGACTCTTTCCATAGCCCATCCCCTTTCGGGGATCTCCGGTTGCCGCTACTGAATTATAATAGAGTCTTTTTGTCATGACGACCCTTTACGAGACGCCGTTGGACCCCGCGTAGGATTTACCACTGATATATCCTCCCAGCGTCTGCTTTTCAATTTCAGCGCTTGTCGTTGAAGGGGATACAAGCCCGCCCAGCCCGGAGCCATATTCAGGGCTACTATCTGGAATTGTTCCTGCAAATTCAGCCTGATCTGAAGCTGACATGCTTCCGGGACCGGGTGAATCAGGGTTTGGTACATATGGTGTTGCTGGTTTGCCTCCGCCACCTGTTTCAACAGTATCTAGATCTGGAGATCCATTAATTGTGTAGCTAGTGTCGAAATTTGGAAAACCCATACCATCAGAAACAGTTCCGTCTAGAACCTCATCCTGATAAAGAGTTTTTCTCTCATCATCGTTGATTTCTCCAAGATACCCAGGTAATGGTGAATCACCAAACATTGCGCTAAGGTTAGACTGATTTCTAGAGCCTAGCGGCTTGTCTACAGGAGCTGCTGGCTCTACTATTGTTTGAGGTTGCTCTGCCATTTTAAAATTCTCCTAATGGTGTTCGTAATATAAATATAGCGCAATTAAAAAAGAGACACCAAACTTACTCAGAAGCTTCGCTATACGCACCAACTCTTGTGAGTGAGGATTTTCCTAGTGCAAGATCTGTAAAATCTTGCTTAGCAATCTCTTCTGATGTGGTCGATGGATTAAGCGGTGATGTCGGGCCGGTTCCGTAGTTTATAGATGGTTGGGAAATTGTTGGGCCGTCATACGCGTCTTGATTAACATGATTTGCACCAACATTATGTCCGCCGCTTGCGTTTGCAGGTCCTGCGGATGATTCTGGATTAGGAACAGGCCACGGAGACCCATCAAGATCCTTTCCCATTGTGGGATTTCCTGACGCATCAATTCCGACAACAACTTCACTCATAGTCGGAGCATTATTTTTATGATAATCCATATAGACAGTAGTTGGAAATTGAAACCCGTCTACTATAGAGCCATTCATTAGGCCCTTATATTCATCTGTTAGTTTATCATCCGTTAATATTACATCAGAGCTATCAGACCACATAATTGGAGAGTTTGGAAATGATCCCTTTAAAATCTTATCACTTCTATACCCACCAGTTGAAGAATACCCTTCACTGGGTGGGTCAGGCTCAACCATTATCTGTGGATCCTTTTCAACAGGCATCTATTATAAATCCCTCACTATCTTCTTTTTAAGGATGTCTCTTGCTCTTGAAAGCTTATCAGCCTTTACTCTAAGCTTAGTTTCTGTGATTCCCAACTGCTTTATAAAGTCTACATGCTTAACGAGATTATCCCCGCCGGACCACGCATCTTCAACTGTCTCAACAGAATCAGTTGAAATAATACCTTTCTTTTGTAATTTCTTCTTCTCTTCAAGTACGATCTTTTTAAGTTTGCTAAAAGTTAGGTTCTTAATCATTTTGTGCCTCCATTGCGCATTGATACATATGCCTCACGACATTAAAATAAAGCCTAAACTAGATTAATCTAGCTCTAGTTTGGAGATTTATTAACAGGAGACGCAAATGCCAAATCTGCCCACTTCGATGCAGACTCTGCAAATAGCTCATTAGGGTTGGACCGAGCAGCAGTCATTGCAGCTCTATCACTTCCCGCAGCTGGAGCACCTCTACTTTCAGCAGAAGTCTGTTCTTGAAGTGTTGTCATAGCAGTATCTGCCAATATTGAAGAAAGCACTGGATCACTAGTCATGCTTCTTGCAGTTTCATAAACATTTTTTTCAAAATCTTTGTTTGGCTGAGGTTCATTATTATCAAATCTGATATTGTCGAGACTGGTCCCCTTGGGAGATGCTACTTTTCTTTGACGTTTTTTCTTCACAGGCTGCCTTCTTGCAGATTCAGACATGACCGTACTTGTCATTAAGCCTTCTTGTAGAATCTCAACTAGACATTCTTTTACTATCATTTTAAGTGAAGCTTTGCTTAATTTTGCCATTTTTCACCAGGCCAATATATCATTAAAAATTCTATCTATTCTATCTGTGCTGGTAAAATGCTTTTTAAGATCTTCACGAGAAATATCTTTTCCCTCTCTCAGCATAAATGCTCCAGGAGTCGAAGGCTCACTAACCATATCAAAGCAAATTAATTGAAAATCATCCTGAACTATTTGGGTATCTCCCTCTTTCCTGGTTGATCCTACCCCTCTTGACGATATTCCTAATGTCACACCAGACTCTATTAGGCTTTTTAATATTTTTCCGCTAGGGGTGTCCAAGATCTCTATGGTTCCAATTACACTATCACCGTCCATCTTTGCATTTCTAACGATATGAGATACATTTTTAAGTTCAACGACAGATGAATCAGGATGATCGCATTCTCCAAGTGCCCTATTCTCTTGAATAAATTTTTGATAATTTGTAACTTCTCTATCTAAAATTGATTTAGGATAAATTCTTCCATTCTGATTTAGTGTATTACATCTCTGTAATACACCCTTTAAGAAGATCTTTCCATCATTTAGACTCTTAGACTCGTTAATAAGCTCGGGTGTATATTTGAGCGGCAACCACTCAGTTAATAGTTTAAGATCTTTGTTCATCTAGTGCCTCCTTTAGTTCTTGCCGTAAATTAATTAATACTAGAAATCTTGAAACTGATTCATCGTTAATATTATCAAAAGATTCTTTTAATAATTTCTCATGAACTCCATCTATTTTTTCTAAAATTATCTTGTTTTCTGTCTTTTTCTTAAAGACCTCTAAATCTAAAAGAATATCATTTTTTGCTTCAATTAGTCTCTTTCTTATTCCATCATTCTTGTTGCTAGCACTGGAAAAAACATAATCTCTCATCAGATCTCTCTGCTCCCTGCTAAGCTTTTCACCATATCTGTTATTTATTTTTTCTGTCATAATATTAACAACAAGAGAATTAACGTCTGGATCTATATCATCTAGACTGGGTGCATCTCTCTTTTCAAGAAGTAATTCAGCGACTTTTGACTCATACTGAACCATTCTAGTTAGGTTTGCTCTATCTCCCATTCTCCAATCATTTAGCAGCGTCTGAATTGTGGCGTATGTTGTATACTCTGGAATTCTTCTATAGTAGAAGCTCGGATCATTAAGAGTGTGATTTATATCTCTAATTAAAAGAGACTTTTCTTTATTGAGTCTAGATTCATCACACCTTCTTGCTGCTTGCTTCGCCTCTGTTAGAATTGCAGCAGCTACACTAGAGCTGCTAACTGTTGATTTAACCAAAGCGTTAAACAATCTAAACTCCCTATAAAGCTCAGACTCTCTATTAAATCTTTTCTCTATAATGTTTAGTGCTTTCTGCGCAGACTCTTTATCATCTTTGATTAGGCATTCAGATATATTTCTAAGCAAAAGCTCATAAATAACCCCTACATTTCTTTTCTTATTGTGAGATTTTGACATGAACTAAATTTCTCCCTCAGCAGAATCATCTACCTCAGAGATAACCCTCCTTTTATTATTTATTTTGCTCTCAAGCGTTTTTAATGTTGATCTTATTTGAGATGTCATTCTTGCCTGATGTTCTAGCTTATCATCTATAAAATCTATCATAAACCCGTCCGATTCTTCTGAGAGCGATGGCATCTTAAATGCTGATCTTAGAGGATTCATATCATCCTTTCTATCACTCTTTGCCTTCTGGCGTCGAAGCTTTTCTGCATATGGATGAGCAATAGAATCAGAGACATCTCTTGAATCATGAGAAACTAAATCTAAGTGATTAGTATCTGAATATCCCTTTTTATTTCTCCGCCTGCTATTTTCAACATCTACTTCAGCCGGGGTTTCATCATCGCAATCTTCGTCTAGTTCAGAATCATTCTCTTCAGCTTGATCAGTTCCCAGACTTTCAGATAATTTATCTACAATCTCCTGTGCTCTTATCGGAGATTTATCATCTGATATTGAAAAATTCTTTAAGCTAAGTGTGCCTTCGCTTCCATCTAGTATTTGAAGACCGGCTGTGTTTCTATCATCTCCTGCCATCTCAAGATCTTCAGCCTCGTCACTTCCAAAGTCTTCACCGGCTTCTGCTTCTGCCTCTATCTCGGCTCCGGCTCCAACAGGTAACTGTACAGCTTCAACTTCAAGATCACTCATCTTATCAGCAAGCCTTTGCTCACCAAGCTCTTCTATTTGATCGTCTGTCATGTTGAACAGGGTCTTTCTAATCCATGTTCTACTAACAAGACCTTCAGATCCTGCAGCAGATGTTGCTATTTCAAACCTGCTTCTATACAGCTCTAATTTCTGCTGTTGCGCGACTGTTGATGGGTTTGATAATTTCAGAGAAAAATCTAATAAATCTTCGCCCTCAAAGCCATTACAGAATAAATGTATTATTGCTAGCTTGTTAAGCTCAGCTATGACAGATCTTTGTATTCTAGCAATAGTTCTAGAAAATCTTATATCTTCCTGTGAGAGTGTAGCTTTTGCTCCAAGCCCCTCGTCATACCCAAGATAAGCTTTTGGAATTTTTAATGCTGCAAATAGTTTCTTCTGAATATATTCTACATCTTCAATTGCTGTGGCATTTGCTCCGCCGGCTAGTGTGTCTATCTTTGTACCGCTTTCTGCACCCCTTACCGGTATGTAGTAGTCTTCATCAACACTCAATGGATTATACCTAAGGTCAACCCTTCCTGTGCTTCTATCAACAACCTGGGCCTTCTTCAGCGTCGACTGTGCTTGCTCCATATAGTTTGGGATGTCCTCGGGAGGAACATTACCCACATCAATATAAAATACTCTTCTTTCTGGAGATCTAACGACACGATAGACTAGCATTGCATCCTCAACTAAAATTAGCTGTCTCCAGATTCTGCGGGCAGCCTCTAGTACTGAAGAACCGTATGGCAAAAATGCATCATTTCCTAAAATCCTTACATGGCACACTTGCCAATTTTCAAGAACCTGATTCCCCTGTGTGACCCATCTAAATCTAACTGCCATCGGATCTGACGGGTCGAATCCTTCTTCTCTTTCAACTTCGTTGACTGGCATAGGATATGCGTTTATAATTCCATGATCCGGATCTACATCATTGAATAAAAAGAAATCTCCATACTTGCAAAGATTTCTAACCCATGAGGTCATATTAAATTCTATGTTTAGTGTATCGTAAAAGAGATCATCAAGCAGGCCCTGGATTGTTGGATTTTCTGAATATATGTGAAGAACGCTACCCTTCTCGTCAGCTGCTACAGTTTCTTCTGAGTATATGTCTAGCGCAGAGCTTATTTCGGGTGTGTACTCCATTTCACTAAAGTCGCTGTATCGCGCCATTCTATCATATGATCCATACGCACTCATCGCAGTGCTATAGACATGACTCTGAGTCTTTCTAAACATCTCATAGGCAGACGTGCCCTTTGCAGATGATTCAAAATCTCTTACTTTTCTCTTTATTACGGGGCCGCTTCTAAATAGATGCGTTAATCTCCGAAATAAGCTCTTCGATGTATTATCTGCCATCTAAAACTCTCACTTAAGCAGCCAGTCATGCTCACTCATGATTTTTACTTTTTTATTCCAGTCAGCCGGAGCATGTTTTGACCTTTCTCTATTAATGTCTGGGTTGACATTGGGATCTCTCGAAGGAGAGCTGTGAGGCCTTCCTTCTAAAATTGCTCCTGGCATATCATCATATGAATTTCGTTTCAACTTCATACCCTTTAACATTGCATCATTGATCGCCTTAGAGCTAACACTATAATCAGCTGATGCATCATATAGCCACATTGCGATTGCAAAGCTCATAACTAGATCATCATTATATCCCCTCATCGCCGAAGCTTTGTTTCCTGACCATGTAAATGTCTTTAACTCTTCATAAAATCTCGATGAATAGATTTTAATCTGCTTGTTTCTTAAAATTTCCTCTAGCTTTGTTAGTATTAAATTACGTGTTTTTCCGCTAGTTGTAAAACCTGCGAGATCAGTTTCTTTTGGAGGAATATAGTCTCCTATAAAGATTGCTTTTCTCTTTTTATGATAGAGGCGAGGATAATCTAATTCCTTGAGCTTTAAGATTGTTGCATATCCATAGCTATTATTTTCTGGACAGAGAAGGGCTTTATTATATTTTAATCCAAATTCACTCAAAAGTTCAGCAAATCTATCTGGCGGTATCTTACCCTTATACTCTGCAACACACTCCCCTTCTGTAATATCAATTATGTGAAATGTGGAAAAATCCTTCGAATCACCCCTTGCAACGTCTGCTGTCATCAAGTAATCATGCTCAGATAACGGATATTCCCATATCCACACGTTCATATCAAATCCAGTTCTCTCTCTAGGGGGCCTTGCTATTTGTCTAACCCACTCTATATCTTCATGCGAAAGAAATGTCTCACCCGACGATGCAAAATCACATAAATACTCTTGAGATATTTGTCTATTGGATAGATTTTTAGTTGTTTCATCAAACCAGACTTCATCTCTTTCTGGGTGGATATCCCATGGCAACTTTATAGCCGTGAATTCATTTAATCCGGCATCTGCATCTGTGTAAAGCTTATAGTATTGCCCTCCGACACCGTTTGGTGTAGATAGAATTATAACTCGACCACCAGTTGAAATAGTTGGATACAATCCCATCCAAAGTTCATCAAAATTTCTAACGAAAGCTGCCTCATCAATAATAAGAAGTGACAGTGCTTCTGATCGTCCTGCATCTTCTGACGTGGGTATTGCCTTAATGGATGATCCGTGGCTAAACTCTATCAACTGTTTATTGTTAGTTACTATTTCTGGCAATACTAGCCACTTCGGAAGACTCCTAATCATAGTCTTTACCTTTGCGATAAAGTTTTGAGCGACACTAAGCTTTGTTGCGATAATTAGTACGTTTTTGTCTCTTTGAAAAAGAGTAAGCCACACAGCATATGCTGCAGACAATGTTGACATTCCAAGCTGTCTAGATTTTAATATGATATTAAATCTTTCATCGATGAAACTTTGAACACACATGTCTTGAAACGGATAAGTATCAAACTTTATCAATCCCCTTACAGGGTGCTGTATCTTTGCGTAATTGTTAAAAAAATAAACAGGCTCTCGTCCACATTTGATGATTTCTGATACCTGTCTAGATTTATTAATTTTAGACATTACTCTACCTGAAAGTTTGTATATCTTCTATAGTATGCTGTTTTTCTTGGGGTGTAAGGTGATGATGTGATTAGTTCGATATTATCGTTAGAGTTAATCTCTTTTACCTTTAGTGCTCTGCCAGCGGCCTCTTTAAATTCTTTTTTTATCTCTTTGATATAGTCGTTTGTCAGCTTTGCAGACTCTTCTTCAAATACTCTCACTTGATCTCTAAGATTTCTCTCAGACGCTAAGTGAACTATAGTTGTGTATGTACATGAAAGATTATCTCCCTGCAAAGATGTTCTAATTGACATTGTCGGTGTTCTAAAATCAGATCTGGTGGATTGCCCCCACGTCTCATTTAAAATTTGTCCTAAAAAATTAACTTCACTTAAACTTAGCATAATAGACTACTCCTTACTCTAATTATCTTGATCATCTAGAAATAAATTCAAGGATTGTCCTATAATCCTATCTTTATAACTATTAAGCTCTTCTTCACTGGGGCGCCATCCCGAATCCCACTTCTCTCTATTCGGCTGTGCAAATGTCATTTCGCACGCTGTGCAGCAATTAAATCTCTGAATTGCTTTAAAGTCATCATGACTATTCATGACAAATTCACACACTTCGCAGAAAAATGGCATCGCTCTCTGGCCAGTGTTATCAATAACATACAAATCACATTCTATGTCATCATGCGCTGTATACTTTAGTATCTTTTTCATTTTTCGTTATTTCCAGTGAATTATCAACAGCATCTTTAATGGCATCTACATGAGATATCACTATTATATTTCTAAACCATTTCTTAAGTGACTCTAATAATCTACTGCATGCTTCTATATTTGTCTCATCTAGTGCTCCAAACCCTTCGTCTATTATTAGCATGTTTGTTTTTGTTAAAGAAGAGACATTAATGAGAGCTACTCTGATTGCCAGGGATGCCATCATTTTCTCCATTCCAGATGCTAACTCAATTATTCTTCTACTATCACCATAGTTTATGTAAATATCCATTGAGTTAGACTCTGGATCTGCCTCTAGATCAACTGTAAATCCCGTCACTCCTTGCAAAATTTTTGAAATCTCGGAGTTGATTAGCGGGAGCTGTGACATCATTATCTGTAATGGAATCCCTTTCTTTGAGGTTGCTTGCATAAAAAAATCATATGCTATTAAATCTTGCTTAATGGTATCAAACTCTTTTCTATCTGATTTCATTCTAGATATTTCTGCATTGAGGCTGATGATATTTTCAAATTTCCTAAGACGCTTTCTATCTAGCTTCTTAATATCATCCTCTAAAGAAACGATTGATGCTCTGATTACAGCTGATGGATTTTCTTCTGACTCCACCAATCTCGGAATCATATCAAGTAGCTCGTCTTTCAATTTTAAAAGATCAGCTTCTGACGAGCTTAAGAGATTTTCACAATTATTTAAATCAATTTGAAGACTAGAGGTGTCTAGTGATATCTCTGACTCCTTTGTCACTAGCGAATCATACTTCTCTATTTTTTCATCGATTGATTCTCTAAGGATTGACGATAATGCTGACTTAGCTGACTTTAATGATTTTAATGATTTTTTTGTTTCATCTCTTTGATTTAATATTCTGTCTTTATCTTCATGAGAATCTTTAATAAACTTACATGTGGGAAATGAATCGCCGCACGGAACTTCATTAAGCTTAGAAATGGATGCCTCTAGCCTCTCTAGCTCCTTTTTCTGATTTTCATACACATGCTTTAAGTCAACTAGTGATCTCTCAATAGCACTTTGAGATTCTCTCTTCTCTAGCAGCTCATTAATTGGAAAGTCTAATTTGACAAGGTTGATCTTCTGTATCTTCTCATCATTTGAGAATATTTTTTTCTGAATGCTGTCTCTAGCTGAAATCATTTCAAATATTTCAGCCTGTGAATCTTTAATGATTCGCTGGCGTGCTTCTATTTCGTGTTTCGTTACAATGTCTGGGTTATCAGAAGTTGCTAGCTGAATATTGAGATCTCTTAGCGTTTTCCTTTTATTTGATATTTCTCTTTCGATCTTCTTTAACTCACCAGAGCTTTCGTTTACATTGAATTGAAAATTATCTATCTCTTCATCCCAATCTATATCAGGATACGTCTTGGCCTTATTTCTTATTTCAGAAGAATCTTCCTTTGCTGCATCGTACATCTTTTCAAATACACCAAGATCAAGAAATTTTGTCAATATCATTTTTCTAGACGATGCACCTTCTTTTATAAAAGTATTCATTTCACCTTGAGATGCCAATGAAGTCATTAAAAAATCTTCAGACGTTCCTATCATTCTTCTTAAAACATTTTCTGTTACTCTTCGCTGCTCTTCTGTTATGTCTTCTGATATTGTTCCATCACTTAAAATCTTATGCAGCTGTAGAGATGTCGATGCGTACACATCTCCCTTTCGCGTCTGATGCTTTATAGTTGACCTACTTACTCTAAGATTTTCTCCGTTTAATGAGAGATCTATTGTTGCATTACAATCATTCTTTCTATTATTGATTATGTGAAGATTTTTAATTGATCCTCTATCAGTTGTATTAAATAGACCATACATCAATGATCCTATTATGGAAGACTTTCCTTTTGTATTTTTGCCAAATATTCCAGTTATGCCTGGCAAATTTTCAAAATTAACAATATTTCCATCGCCATACGCAAAGAGATTATCAAATCTCAATGAATTAACTTGCCACCTAGAGTTTCTCAATACCTCGTTGTCGTCTGATATCCTTGATGTATATTTCTCAACTAGCCTATCTAGCTTTTGATATTGCTTATCAGCTATGTCACTATCTCTATAAAATTCTCGTATTAGCTTCTTGTGTGTGTTTGGCTCTCTTAGATTTTCCTTACTGAGAGATCCGCCCGCTGTTTGGATTTTTGATACATCAAATGAGGCCTCTGATTTAAATACTACTTCTGTTGCAAATTTTTCTCTTCTTAGATCGTATTGAAGTCGCTTACTGTCTGCTTGCATAAGGGCAGTTTTCGATCTTATTCTAAATCTTGATCCATCTGGATGATTTAATGACTCGCTAATAATATTATCTACTGATCCATTCCAGTCAAGTGTTATAAAGGGCTTCATGTGTGGAATTTCATGAAACTCTACATCAAAATCATCTAACGATCTAATATCCCAAAATAAGAATCCCTTTCCTGTGGTTTCACCATAGTTTTGTTGAATTGTGGAGCCAGGATATGCCATCGTCTTAGCGTCATTTAAAAACTGTCTCTTGTGTATATCTCCCAGGAGTGCAAAGTCAAAATCATTGAAAAAGTCATCCGTTACATCTCCATCAATGCTCCAGTCAATATCAGTTTTAGATCCCCAGACAGCTCCATGAAATAGAGCTATATTAATCTTGTCTTTGTCTGGAATGACTGATTTCCACCTTCCCTCATCGAAGCATGAAAAAACACACCAATTGAACTCTTCATGATCCTTAACTGGGTAGGTTCCTGAATCCTTATACAGAAAAAGGTTATCATTTTGAAGCGCGTCAATTATTGGAGATATTGCATCTTGTCTGTCTTTATTGAGCACCAGGCCGTCATGGTTGCCTAGAATTATGTGTGTGGGTGCAATATCAGATAACCCGTTAAACCACCAACAGAGCCTATCTATCAGCTCTGGAGATATACCCTGCGTCTTATTGTGTACTATGTCACCACCGACATAAATTACATCTGGGTTAAGCTCTCTGGCTTTCTCAAAAAACATGGAAAAGGATTCTTGATATTCATCGTGCCTAGATAGCCCGCGCCAATGAATATCAGCTAAATGTATTATTTTCATAAACTCTCAAACTCATACTATCTTAATAGTTACACAAATTTTATAATTGTACAATCTATGAAATGTCTAGTTCAACAGATTACAATGTTTGGTGATCAGAGCATGGATCTGGCCAGCTTTTTTCACAATCTGGACATTCATCTCTGGGTTCATCAAATCCTGATTCAATTCCAGGAATATCTCTTTCACCCTCTAGGCCGGGCAGGTGTAATCGCCTAAAAAGAGCATCATCCTGCATTAATTTTTTAATTTCTTCTCTAATGAGATCTCTAAGCAATTTCATATTATTTGATCCCTCGTCTATAACTATTTGAATCTAGAATAAGGATCCTGTTCTAATTGAAGCTATTTTCTCCATTAGTGATCTTTGTCTTGTCCACTTTAATGATATTTCTTTTAAATCATTAAAATCATTCTTTGACATTTCTCCAACATCGTTGAATTTTCCCATCGATAGTATCCTTACTTCGCATCCGTATTCAGATAGTAAATCAGCTATCTTTAACGTCTTTTCTTTCATGTCTAAGTCTAGGCCAAGCAGAACAGGAGATTGATTGGCTACTATTTTTTTAAAAAGATATGATCTCTTACTTAAAACTGACCCTAGTAAGCATGTTGAATTTGAATTACACTTAAATAAATCAAATGGACCCTCTACTATGGTAATTTCTTTTTTCCAATCTATATTGATTTCATTAAAGATTATTTCTCTTTTCTTTGCTCTGGAGTTGATGTATTTATATCTTGAATCATCTATTGTTCTTGCAGAAAAATAATTAAGTTCTCCCTCACTATCAAAAGATGGAATTATAATCCTTCTTCTAAATTTTCCAATCTTAGAGGATCCTATCTTAAAATACCATAGATCTCTTTCGTATAGCCCGCGACTTTTTAAATAGGATATACAGTCTCGTATGTCAGGATCCCTGGAATTTAATTCTAGGCAAAGAGGTGTGAACCCAGCTGGAAGCTCTACTGGCTTTTCTTTGATCTCTTCAACGTCAGCAGATATCTTTATATTAAGGAATCTTTCACTAAATTCTCTAGCGGTGCTTTCTCCAACATGCTGAGAAAGAATTCTGTACGGTGTTTTTCCCTTTATTCCGCAAACCCAGCAGTGACAGCTCCAGTTCTCTAGATTTATAGAAAATTTTCTTTTTCCGGGAGACTTACACTTGGGACATTTTGTTGCAACATTGACACCATCTCGCGCCACTGTTATCTCACCAAACGCACTTCTAACGAAGCTTATTTTTGAAGTAAATGTTTCCACACTTAAGGATACAGCAGGCTAGGTCAAGTGTTCATCAATCCTGCTGCCGCTATAACATATGCATCAGCCATATCATAGCACCCGGCCTCAAGAATCGTTTGTCCTCGTCGTGGTCCATTTCTTAGTACCTTTGTTGGCCATGTGTATGAACCATTCAACCTTAACATCACCCAGTCAAGAACTTGCTGCTTTGTTGAAATTCCACACTTTTTCTCTCTCACGACCTTAATACCAAGTGACTTTCTTGAAGAATTGACGTTTAAAAATGTTGGCTCAGCTCCAAATTCTTCAAAGCATTGATATGAAACTACACCATTAAATCTTGCTAGCGTTGATAGTGTCTGAGCTGAAGAAAATCCAGATCTAAATGACTGCAGGTTTTCCTCTATTACAACACGCTGTATGTCGTTTAGTATATGAAGTGAAGACAGCTTTCTTTTGACTACGAGGGCTTTTTCAAACATTCCCTTTTTGTTTTTGAGATCAATGTATCCCATATCTAATAGCACACCTTTCTCGTCTAATAAGCACCAGCCTGTGCAACTTGTAGAGATATCAAGCCCTAGTATCATTAAAAATCCATCTTGAATCTTAAGAGAACTTCATCTTCCTCTCTCTTTAAAACTGGTTGTGCGAGGTTTGCTCTCATTATTATATTCAAATTATCATCGTGTAAGTTAAGCCCAGATATGTAAACAAATCTTGAATTCAAATCATTGGCATTGTTTGAAGCAGATAGTACTTTATACTGCGGATTTGATGATGAGTTAAACTCGCCCACGCCTGCTGGCAAATTAACAGTTAGCATGTGAATGTTCTGTTCTCCCTTAAAGGTAGCTTCAAACTTGTCTACTCCAAAGTAAGCTATATGAGGAGATTTGATAACAGAAACTCCTTCATTATAGAGAATAGTTCCAACATTTGACCATGTTGCGTGAGGAAGCTCGCAATCAGCCCTATAGAGGCTTCCCCTACTATTATCCCTTAGCGTCATCTTTATCCTTCCAGATGAACCTGTGACGTTTGGATCTGTTAAGTGGAATGACTTTGGAAGAATAGTGTTTCCATAAAATAGATTTGAAATATCAAAAATAGTAATTTCATTTGAACTTGGATCTCTAGTTCTCTGATATATTGTTAAAATCGGTCCCTGTCCCTGGCCCGCCAGTATCATGTTCTCTGGTGTGACACCGGCAACTTGTGCAGCTATTGAATCTGGCGATGTATCATCAGGAAGCCCGAGGCTTTCATTTATCATCTCTAGATCTCTAGTAGACACTGTGGGTAGTCCAGAATATGCAGATGAAGCAGGAACCATATCATTAATATTAATGATACTAAGATCTATACCTCCGTTGACACTCTCAAAGGCAGAGAGGTCGGACGGAGGCAAGTTTGTCTTCAAGAGATCAAAATCAGGATAGAATCGTCCATTATCATTTGGAAGTATTGTTAAGTTTCTTTTCTTAGTTGATCCGCTCGCGTAGATATACCCATTAGCCGTTATATCAACGACAGTTGTATCAATTGTTGAAGCTGTCAGATGAAATAATCTTGGGTAAAAACCCTGCTTAAACTCTCTAACAAAATTTGGAAGATTTATTATGTATCCTCCCACACCAAATGAAAATACGGGATTAAATGGCTGTGTTGATTCCTTTGTTTCTGTCTGAAATGGGGTTATTAGATTCTCTCTAGAGGGAGAAGTCCTAGTAAAAAATGGGGGCACATAGAACATGATGTCTTTTAAAGATGATTGTCCATATTTTTCATTTTCGTGAATGACATTTTCCCATATAAATTTATTATACAGTTTTATATCATGAATTTCTGCCTGGAGGGGATGATCAAATGCATATTGATCCTCGTTGGGCTCAGTTAGCCCTGTCTCATATGGATACACACCCTCAGTAACACCAGCTGTTTCATTAAAGAATCCTGCTTCATCTGCCCAGCCGCTAAAATAATTTCCCATAACAAGTGCTGATGCTTGAATATTCGGCGGGGGAAGTATCGATGCTGACGGTATTGAAAAGTCATTTCTTCCTCTATCAATTAAGATGCTTCCCGTGCCATCATTAATCATTGGACCGCCCCATCGAATTGTTGTATGATGCCAGGTATTTTTCCTTAAAGTATTGTCACCTGAAACAAATATTAGATCTCTTGGGTATGGTCTTTGATTGTTTGGTATACTTAAGTCAACTGATGATGGCTCGATATCGGCACTGTGGCTGAGCTGTAGCATAATCCTATATCCGCTTACCAGTCCATTTTCATCCAGCTGGCTTCCAGAGACAAGTGATATAGCATATGTTGACGAAAGATGCAATATTGTTCCAGCTTTAAATTCTTCTCCAGTTACATTTGAATATCTTGGATTTATATAGAAATCAAAGCTAAATGACCCAGTTGGAGAATATGGTCTTGGCTTATTTGGAAATTTAAAATTATTGTATATGATTGCTGATGATCCAGGGAGTCCGGAACCAGAGAAAAAATTCAATGTATTATAATTTGTATAAGAGAATTGACAAGAATCATATCTTGATGAATAAAACGGCATTAAGACATTTCTTACGCAATTCTTTACTGATGTATTTATATTGAATGTGAACGGTGGATCAAATCTTACTATTTCAAATCTTTTAGAATTTCTGGATATTTCAGAAGATGAATTAACAAGCTCCATGTACTTGCTAATAGTCGCGTTTACATCAGTTGTATCTCCGGATGCATTTGCAGCTTTTACTGTTACGTTTGCTGACTTTAAATCTTCTAATATTGAAAAATCTCCCTCGTTAAATCCGACAACGCCTGGGCTCTCTGGATCATAAGAGTTTTGCCCCGTTTGAGCTGGATCTATTAGATTTTTAAAGCATCGGCTGGGACGGATTGACAGGGGCATTGAGCCAGTTGTGAGCGCAGTAGGACCAGTCAGTGAAGAGCTTACATACCTTATTTCGGGATGAAGTGTTAAGCTAAATTTTTCAAGATATTCTGGTAGGACCTTGATTAGAGACATTTATACCACCGTTAGAAGTCAAGTCGAACCCTAATCGTGATATCCTTCTCATTATTTTTTTCAACTGGTCTTGACAGTTTCGCAACTGCTAGAAGGTTATCATTAGCGTCATACAGCCCGACTGTTGTTATAAAGCAAAATGCCTTCTGCGTTGATTCTTGACCGACCTCAATTACACGAATTTTATTTGTCGAACCATCGACGTATGTCGGATTAGACGAGTAATTAAACTCATCTGCTGTAGCTCTGCAAAATATTAGTGTTGAGTTAATGTTTGTTAGATTTTGAAATGTTATAGCAGTGTTTGATCCAGAGCTAAACCTACACGATGCAAGGTGGTCAATTATATTATCCATTGACGCAGAAACCATTAAGTCAGGAATAAACTTTGCAAAAGCATTTGAAGATCTTCCCTCAGCAGCTGATCCAATTACTGTTCTGCCAAACCCTATAGATGCTGGATTTTTATCATTCATTGCAGAAATCACGCCAGATACATGTTGTGATCCAGACATAATCTTCTTTAGATCAAATACTCCTATCCCTTGCTCATAGAACATTAAGCCAACTGATTCAGCAGTATTAGATGAATTAACAATATTTCCTACCTGACCGCCAAAAGCTGTTTCCTGATTGCTTGACGCGCCTACGTCTGTAAATATCATTGATCCTGATTCTGATGTTTGAATTAGATTTGGACGCTGAGATTCTACTGATGCCCATGATGCTCCGCCCTCTGGTGAGCCTGGTGTATGTGATGCAGACGTAAAAAATCTCATTGCAAAAGATTCTCTCTTTATCATATCTCTTGAGAAAAGACGCTTAAAGCATACAAACATTCCATTATCAATTGCATCAGACTCTGGAGTAAAGTTTGAAAATGGAGCAGCGAATTGTGAATCAGCATTTCCAAGAAGTAATTGTGCAAACTGTCTATAATTGCTTATCTTCTCTCTCATCATAAGTGAGTTAGATGCAAACAAGATTTTTCCAGTTGAATCAATACCAGTTAAAGAATTTTTTACTTCATCACTGCCAGAAAAAATTCCAACTGTGAGGTCGAATACAGGATTTGCTGTCTGAAGAGAGAAATCTTGATCAAACACTGTTTGAAATAATGACGATGTTACTCCCGGCCCAATTCCCCCCGTAACAAAAACCTGATATGTTTTTCTTGTATTGGATCCTGATATGTCTTCTTGAATAACGTCGACTAGCTGGTTAAGAAAGGACGCGGCTGTCTTCTTATCAGCGCTTGTTAACTCTTTAAATGTGGCCACTGTTTTACTCCAAAATTACGAAATAGCTATTCTAAAATTCTTAGATGCACCTGAGTTAATTCCAGATATAGATACGATTTTTTCAACTATCTCTGAACCTTTCTGTCTATACGACGCAAATAAATCGCTTGAAACTGACTTTGCATAAAAAGTTATTCCGACTGTTGAAAGATTCTGGTTATCTATTGATGGGTCTGCTGGAATTGTATACACTGCGAGGTTATTTTTATCTACGCTGTCTGGAACTCTATTGGTAATACCAACAAAGAGATAGTCAACTGTAATCCTATAGCTAAAGTCTGTTAAATCAGGGTCAAGTGTTCCGCTTGACATTGACTGCTTAAACTGCATAAACTTAGATGTCGGATCAGATGTTCCAGATGATCTTGATAGTGAAAGAGTATTATTAGTTAAATTTTCAACAATTGCTATTGTTGGCAGACGTGTTAGTGCATCGTTATTAATAGATCGACATCTAAACTTCTGCGCTAAGTTTCCTTCCGTTACAGCCTCTAAGATTGGTGTATTTTTTTCAATCTTTTCCTTTCCTACAGTTCTTCCAAAATGAACTATGTGCCCATAATCAACTTCTTCATCTGAAAAAGCAAACTTAAAAATTTCAAAACTCCCATCATTTCTAGACAGCGCTTCTCTGCCCAGATCTGTTAGAACTGCATCAAGAATGATATTATTTGTACTATGATCAAGAAATCCCATTTAAACTCTCCTGGCATTAAATATATCGATAAAAACTATTCTTAGTAAATCACTATTACGAATTTTAAACATTATTAAATCCAAAAAATGAAGTATTGGCTCTGCTCAGCGGAACTGCCATGGGCGGGCCAGATTCATTATTAATTGAAAGGTTTACTATCTCGCTTATCTGATTATCAATATTAATAATTTGTAACTTATACTTATCTGACAACAGATCTAAAAATTCTTCATTTTTAACAACTGTTGGTGTACCAGTAGCAGCATCATACGTCTCTGTGCTTTTTGAAATAAAAACATCTGAATATTCTGGATCAAAAAATATTCTCATCCTGCTGTGCCCAGAATCTTTCATTGTGTCAACAAATAGATCTTGATTTAAATAGATGTTAGGATACGGCTTAGGAGTCCCAGATTGTGAAACTAAATCTACATGCAGCTTATTTCTAGAAGAATCAAATGTCACTCTAAACTGTGCTGAGTAATTGGATGTGAATCCCCTTGCGTCTGTTGCAGCTAGTGTGTAAATATAGTCAGAACTCTTTGTGAAATTCAGATCTCTAAATATCTTTCTCGGGCCAGACACACTGGATATTAGGTCGGGCGGAGCGACTTCTAGCGGTACAACTCTAGACGTGGAAGCATCAAAATCTAGTTCTTGTATAAGAGTAAACGGGACATTTACAGATTTTCTTCTAAATATCTGGTATCTCACGACATCTCTCTGGGGATTTAATTCTTCGTCCCAAAATAATATTAATCCGTCATCTTTGTAATCCCAGTAGAATGAAAGATTTTGAGGAGGATTTGGAGGTATATTTTCTTTACAGTCAATTTTAACTGCTAAGCCTGATGATGCAACTAATATTACAGCAAAAATCGCCTGATCTTCAACATCATCCACGTTATCGACCCTAAATGCTTCTATTCTAGTAAGACATACTGTTTTAACATTGTAGATGTAAGTTCCGCCATATCTTATATCAAGATCTAGCAGGTTCATTACACCATAATGTTCAACTATTAAAGGCTTGTGCTCTATCCTCTCCCATGTATCTCCTGACTGCTTGATCTCAGATTTTTCTACAATATACCCTACAGGAATCGAGTGCTCATTTATAAATGAATCTACTGATGCGCTGTCATACGCAGTCTGCTGGAATGCTCCAGATATTGAAACTTCATATTCATCAGATGTTATTGTTCCCGGGACTACACTAGCTATAGAATTATCTTGAATTATTTTCGATGAAGTGACCAATGATCTTAATTCATTTTCATAAATATTTGACTTATCCTCTAGGGATGACACGATTAGATTATTAACAACTAGATTGTTTATGTTGAATGAGAAGTCTAAGTTTGTCACACTAGTAAATGCATTGTTTGTTATTTCACTTCTAGTATCACTGGGAGCGTATGCAACTCCCTGCGACTGTATATTTGATAATGCATCTTTCATCTGAAGTCCATCGGGGCTAAATGCAGACTGATCGTCTACTACTTCACATAGATTTGATGCATCTGTATTTCCGCTAGTATCTTCAGGCAGGCCAAAAAATGATATGGATGACTTTAATGAATCATAAAATTCTCTATCTATAAAATCATCTTTTATGCGAACTGCAGAAAAATAAGCAGTAGATATTGTATCCTCTGACTGAATCATGTTGAAATTATCCCTAATAAGATTGGGTCCCAACTTTTCTGCAACTGCTTTTAGAGATTCATCATTTGAGTCAAACACAGTCGGAGATATGTATATTTGATTAAATCTTGGATATCGGTCTGATCTTGCTATAGCTTCATCTTCTTGAGTCATATTATTTATATCAATTACATCAAAAGTTCCTGCTCCCGCCGTTCTCTCATTTTTTGTATAGAAATTATAAATAAATTCAACTGAGGTTTTTTTTACCTCTGGAATCTCTACCCATGTTGTTGGAGAACAAGGATATGATGTATATCCCCATTTATCTGAAAACTCTCCAAGAGATTCCTCATATGTCTCCATCGAAGATGCAGAATATGACCACTCCTGATCTTCTGAATAAGTTGATCCATCTGCCCATCCAGTTTTCGCTACTGCTGTGTAGTTGGGATTTCCTCCCGGACCGTCATTTGATGTTGGTGTTGCCATATTAGTTTCCCGTAATATTAATTATTCAGCTACTAGCTTAAGCTTGAAACCTCTCCCTCTTCGGGATCGACTTCAGTCATAATTGACACTGTTATAAAGTATTGAAAATAAGTAGGATCTGTTTGAACTGTCGTTGATGTTGACTCTTTTTGAGTATTCTCATACGCTAAATTTCCTGATTCCGTTGTATCTACCGATTCCTCTACTGACTGAGGTGCTATCCAGTCTGCATCATCTACAACTATGCAAAACACTCTATCAAATATTTTTGGATATATTATTTTATTTCTATATTTTTCTGGACTTAGCATGATTGATCTAGTTAACTCTCCGCTAACTCTTTGAAATGTTATGCCAGCAGCTAAATCATTCGCATTATACATGCTCGATAGCAGAGAGATCATCTCATTGCTGGTGCCCACCTTATCCGCATCAGGTGATGTGATAATTGTCTCATCTTCTAGGAAGCAGAAAGACTCCTCACTCACATCAATTCCAGTTGTTAATCGAAGATATAGCTTTAAATAATGATCAAGCACATGATTATTGAAAACTTGAACCAGTGCATTTGATGTTGGAGAAGATCCATCTATTGGTGCATTGCCCATGACATCTACAAGATTTTCTATTGCCGTAAATTCTGCATCAAAACCTGATATTACATCATCCTCGTACGCTTGTCCGACTGTAGTTATGCCTGGTCCATCTTTGGTAAATTTTGTTATACTAGTGTGTTCAAGTAGGTCATCAACAGTCTGCCCTGTGAAAAACTCACTTGCTCCAGTATCAGGATAGACATATTTCGATACATCAAATAAGAATTCTTGAGGAGTTTCACATATTGTCTCATTTAAAAGATTTCTCCTCCACAGGCTTATCTTTATCACATTTGATTCGTTGTATCTTGGGTTACTCATCTCATCTGCAGCAGAATTTCTTAAAAACTCTACCATGCCTGATGGGAGCCCCAGAGCAAAAATTCTCTTTTTTCCAGACATAGGAGATTCAACTAAATAGTTCATCTGGCAAAGAGTTCCAAGACACATTGCCTGATTTGGCTCTACAGATTTAAGTGTGGGCAAATACGGATATTTGGAACTTACATTTGAAATTGATGCTTCTAGATATCTAGATAGTGTGACCTGATCTCTTGTCAGCGAAGCAGAAACTATCTCAGATAAATTTCCAGCAGAGTTAATATCACTTAGCTGCTCAGTTATTGATGTCTCAGATAGCCCTCCAGAAAATGTTGATAAAATTTCATCAATAATCTCCCTAACCCTGTCGGATATTTCAGTTAAGAAATAAAGAGAATTCCATGCTAATACATCATACTCTAGCTGCGGTCTGTAATACGTCCAAAATAAATTTATTGATTCTTCAATTGATTCAGAATACCCACTTCCAGTATTGTAATTCCAGCTTTCATCATCTTTAGAACTATATGCCTGTCCTGTTAGCCCCCAATCGCTAGAATCAGGTAAGTCTTTTAAGTCATTTGCGTCATTTAGGCCGGCGATAGCTCTCTTGCTTAATGACCATCGAGTTTGATACCATGTATCATATGATGTACTGGCATGCTCACCAGGAACCCATATTGCAAACTTTTGAGTCTGCTGCATAACTACTAGGGCAAACAAATAGCACATTACGAGCCTCCCTTGACGTCCTATGCCGAGATCATTTGTTACCAATCCCTCCCAAGCAGAATTTTGACTAAGCTCGCCCTCAACGCCTAAGCCGTCTGCAGTTGCAACCTCCCAGTATTCCAGAGCTCTCCCTATTGAATCACTCAGAGCAGGTATCAGAGTAGAACCGCCGTCTTCGTCAGTTTGTGTCCATGTAAGATCACTTCCGCTATACCAATACTCAAACCACGAACCGTCATAATCAGTTCCGAGTTCTAATCCTGGATGTAACAGTTGAATGGTAGTCGTATTGCCTTCACCACTTACTTGTTCACTATAGGTTGAGTCAGAGTCTTCAAACGCAAATGCATCATCATCATATCCATATCCGTACTTTGTTAACTTTCCACTACCCGGAGACAACATCTGAAAGAAGTCTTGTGTAATAGCGAGTAAGTCATCACCTATGTCACGTAAATCTCCAGTCTCCTTCGCTGGAAAATCATCATCTCCCTTCATTGTGTTATCTCTTGCTAGTAAATATTTTAGCCCCGCCCACGCACATGCCGGATCATTCGCCGCGGCTGCAAACCAAAGCAACTGTCCAGCTTCTCCAAAGCAGTTACATGAGGACCATTCCATGTCTACTAAGTACGTCGTATGGAGTGTTTTAGTAAATTCCTCAAATACTCTCTGAACTAAGGCTGCTGAATTGCTTGTCGAGCCAGAGTCTGATCCTATGCCAACAGGTGATAGACTGGGAACTGTCGGAGAGGACTTACCGTCCTGACCAATGGGTATTGCGATCGGGTCGCCACCACTGTCGTCGGCATTAGGATTCATCGATGCTCCTGTTCCATATGCAAGAGAATTTTCTGGTGCTCCTGAGCCAGACCCCTTATTTGGTGTTAGCGCCGCGTCTAAAAATGACGTTAAGTCTGTTGTTAGCTTGTCAAGGTTTTCAGAAAATTCAGTCATTTTTTCTAAACTATCTGAAATTGAGCCGCCTGCTAGAAACTCACTTAGGTAATATTCCATTCCGGGCTTTATCTGTCCGCCGCCGCCTGGTGTGTCACCGTTACCCTTATTAAATGTTGCTACGTCAAACGTTGATTTTCTTGGCCTTAGGGCTTCTATTCCAAGCATATTCCCTGAATCTACGTGAATTTCTGCAAGATTTTTTATTTGTTCAAAAGGATTCCATCCTATTAAATTTTCTAACCTATCTTCAATATCGCTGCCTTCCGTCGCTGGAGATTTACTACTTTTCATCTGGCAATGATTTATAAAGTCTCTAGCTACTACATAAAATAATTTTGGATCCTGCTGATCAACAAGTCGGTCCCAGAGATCGAAAAAATCACCTTTAGTAAACATATTTGATCCAGAACTGTCGTCGTCCATTTTCGGTGTTCCGCCATCGGCAGCTTCGGTGATCCCGCCGACGGCGCCGCTATCTTCAAAATATTTTCTACTATAGTTTTTAAGCTCTGTCGTGTCTATTTTTCCTAGCTGCTTTAAAACATCATATCCGCCCGAATATTCATTTTTATTAACTCCAAGGATTTCACCAGCTCCAAACACATTAGACTCTTTGGGTGAGAATCCCGACAAAGTATCTTGGGGGTATCCTGTTCTTCCAACAATGTCTGCCACAAGCTGCATAACCAATGCTGTAGAAGAAGCATTGTCCCAATAAGCTTCAGGCATTCCCATAAAATCCTTTAAATATGACTCTAGGGATATATTTCCGGGCGCTTTATTAGATACAAAATCATCATCATATAAATCTAATCTATCTGCAATTGATCCTGCAGTTGTTGATGAATCAGCAGAGTTTTTATCCACGTAATTATTGATCTTTATGTCAACTGCAGATTTAAGCTCATAGACTGATAATGCTGCTGCTAAAAATTCCAATACTGACGATGCCTTTGCCATGTCATCATAAAATGACTCAAGCAGAACAGCACTAGAATTTCCCCACATGGTTCCGAGTACTGCGACACCTGAATAGTTGGTTGCATCATGGTCATTCGGGTATAGTTCAGTTAGAGGAGTTTCTGGAGTTGCGCAGGTATAATTTGAATCACTAACATCTGCAGAAGAATTACAGAATGTATAAGTTTGTCCCAGTGTATTCGTCTGTAAAAACACACCAGGGTACCCGTCAGTCGAATGATCAGCGTATAAAAGTCCACACTTTACTCTGAGAAAGTACATAGTCTCAGCATATCTCAGCTGTTTTAGCTGATTCTGCATGTCTATAAGCTCTCCTGCTCCGCTAGAATTATATACTACTTGGCCATCATCCTGAGAAGACTCAATCGAATCAGAAGAAAGGGGAGGCACAAATTCAAAAGATCCTAGTACTTCTGGCCGTAGTTGTGAAAATCCTCTGGAGACGAGAACAGATTCTAAAGTCTGGTCAGTATAAATTGAATAAAAATCATCACCAGCAGATATCTTAACTGAATCTGATGTATTTTGCGGCGTTATATTTGTGCTTATTTTACTAAGTCCGGGCGGAGTTCCAGCGGGTGACTGACCTGTCTCTGAGCTAGGCTGAATATACATTGAATTATTGCCTTGCGATGAATTGCTATTTACTGGCATCTAATTTCCCCTTCTAAAGCTCGTATTTCTATCAAGCATCATCGTTGTTCCAACTGATATCTCTTCTCCCGTCTTCCCGCCCAGGAAGACAGGCTTTATTGAATATTCAATTACTCCTACATAGTCTTTATTACTAAAATCAACAAATCTAAAACTATCAGAAACTACTCGATGACATGTGCCAGCAATATATTTTTCACCTTGCTTTTTAACTAGGACAATAAAAAAATCAACAAAATTTCTTGAAGTAGCTGACCCTGATGATCTCCATCTAACTATTGGGCCCGCCCTTTTTCCCATAGAGACACTAACATTTTTAACTTTGATTGTCTCATACCCAGTAGAGACAAACTTGTCAATATAGTCTCCAGTTGAAAAATCAGCTAGTGAAGCTAGAGAATTAGATGTAGGAACTGTCCCTCTTTCAAATGATTCTCGTGAAAAATTCTTAGAAGTCTTTACATCAATATAATCTAGCTGAAGCTGTGCCTTGTCTGCAACTGATTGTAGAGCTGCTAGATTATAATCAATGCGTAATTTTGCATACGTAGAAGGATTTCTAAGAAAAGTTGTGCTTCCCAGTACTGGTGACGGCTCTGTTCTGCTAGTTGCTGTCCTTGATATTGACTGAACAGCAACATCTGGTTGAACTAGGCATGGTGTGACTCTATACATGTATCTTTGTCCCATTATGGGACATAGAGCATCTGTTGTAATTCCATCATCTACTATTGTCTTCCCTGGCGGAAATGAACCCAAATAAAATGTCTCTCCTGTTTCTGTATTAAATCTTTCAATATTAAAAAATATGAGATTTTGTAAACTAGATTTGACCTCGTTTATTTCACCTGTGTATAAACTAGATAACCCAGCAGCACTCAATGCTTCCATTATTTTATCTGCATCTGTTGGAGCTACATTGAAATCAATTGAAAATGAAATATTTATCGAGGAATTCAATCCAGATACCTCTGTTCTTAATGGAGGAGACTGTACTGGTGTAACTTTTATATCTCCCATTACTGTACTAACAAATTCCATAGGAGTAATAAAAGTTTCAAATCTTGACATGATAGATGTACGAGTCACACCTTCTCTTAAATATAGCCTAGCGCGATATTCATATAAGTGTCCCTCTTTTACAGATTTGTCTAGTGTTCGAAAAATTCCGCGTCCACCTTTGGACTTCAAAGATGCAGCACCGACTCCTACGTTTTGTATTGATAGATTGTTTTCGTCAACTTCGAGAGGTCCAAGAACTTTAGAAAAATTTCTCTCCTTGATTGTGAGATCTCTTCTCTCAAATACAACTCCAGTCGTATTTGAAGAAGCATTCTCGAGCTTTATCACTATTCCTTCATCATTGCAATAAGTTGATAGTGCTGCTCTGTATGGAACAAAAGGACCATTTTTCTTAACTGATGAAGAAAAATTTCCAAAAACTTTGCCTGTCTTAGATATTGGCACGACTCTCATAATTGTCATCTTATCTTCAACGTAGGGCAGGGTAAATGTTTCTGTAACTGGATATCTGATTGAATCACTGTATGTTGTACCTCCTTGACGAAATTGAACTCTCTTCATCTTTTTGAACTGTGAAGATTGCATGGGAAATGTTTCACTAACTTCCCTAATGTAGATGTCACAGCCGGCTATATTTGGATCTTCTTTTTTGAGACATATTCTAGCAGACTTCTTATTAGAATCAAACGAAAATGTTATATTTGACTCTACACCAGATATCGGTGCATAGTAATCGTCGACATTTTTTTCATGATCTATTTTTATAACCAGCGTTTGCGCAATTAATCCTTTGCTATCAATCACATCAAGTACAACGAAAAAGTTTTTCCTTCCTGCAAAATCAGACTTCTTCATGGTAACATTTACTGGAATTATTCTTACTCTATTTGGTTGCATTGTTGTAACTGCAACTGACGATCCTTTGGGAAGCTGTGCAACTGACTGCTTATCAGTAGAGGCATTATCACTAGTTGATGTTCCTATGGCTTGATATCTCAATGTTGACAGACACGAATCTTTAAAGTGAGTACCGGTGGTTATTGACTTTCTATAAAACGTTCCGCTTTTTCTGGGATCTGCAGGTGTTTCATCGTCTGTTGGAAAAAGGAGCGAAGGGGGATCAAATCCAAGGCTTACTGCTTTTTCATAATTGCCTCTAAATGATCTAGCGTTTAGAAGTTCACTATTAATTGAAGTTAGGGTTTTTTGAGAAAGCTGTTGATTACTTCCTAGATTTTTCATTTTTTTCGTATTTACTATCTTATTTGTAAGAATCGTTCCAAATAGTTCTCTATCATTTAACCTTTTTGCATTTCTTATCTTAAAGTTATTAAAGTTTTTAAATAGATCAATATTCTTCCTATAGAGAAGACCTTCCTTATCTGACGTAAACATCTGCGCTTCTATATCTCGATTTTTTGCAAACAAGGCGGCAACGATGCCTTTTGAATTCTTATTATCTAAATCATTAAAGAATGGATATCTTGTCTGCTTAAGGTCTTTTCTTATGCTAAATCTAACTCTTCCCAGATCATTATTAATTGCTTTTCTTAGATCTGCCATGAAATAAAATCTGTAGTCTATATAGTCTTCACTTATAATCTTGGGCTCTTGGGTCTGTGGATCGATAATAGATTCGTCTACAGAATAAATTCTGTCTATCATTGACTCATCAAATAATGGCTTTGATAATACAGAAAACTTTTTTAATTTTTTAATCTTCATCAGTCTAGTATAATCGTAAAAATGTTAACAAATGTTGGAATACTGTAGCTATTTAAAAAGATTTTTCCAACAAAAAATACGTGCTTGTTTGGCCTGAGCTCATCACTCTCATCAAAAAATTCACCGTAATCAATAACGTCAAGCTTCTTAAATTTGAGCTTATTATCATCTACCTCGAAAATTTGCATCATAATATTGTTCGTCTCAGACGTATCAAGAAATGTCATAACAGATCTCTCTCTATCAACCTCTATCGATGTTACAGATAAATCTGATGTACTGTCAGATATTCCCGCTGAGCCTCCAATATCTGATGATATTCCTCCCTTTGTCCAGGGCAGGCTAGTAGTTGGAACTGATTGCCACGCATCAGGATCAATACCTTCACATCCGGGTCCATTAAGATGATTCATTATCTCTTCGAGCGTCATCTCTTGTTGAGACTCATTCAAGGGAGTATATGATCCAAGGAATACTTCCTCGCCGGCAGCTTCCCTTTCCTTCTCAGCTGTTAGATCAAAAGTTTCTGTGCTGGGCTCTACAACCATAGGAGGCATAAATTTGAAATTAGGAAAATGTGAAAGACGTTTGTCTAAGAATAGGCACTCAACAGAATCTATATTTATCACTGCATCTTCAGGATATGAATCAAATGGAAATGTATTAGAGACAAGGAATGAATGTGAGTTGGGACTAATCTTTAGCTCTCTTCTATCCGATAGTCCATTACTTGTTGACCCAAGTATATAATTTTCCTTGAAGTTATTAATTGATCCTGTTATAAGGCCCTCTGATAGGCTGGCAAAGTCGCTTGAACCAGAGACAAATGTTAAAGTATTAACATCAGATGACTCTGAGTCCTCCTTAAACAACTCATCACCAACGATTGTCATGTCTGGAGATGTGGGATATCCAAGAAGCGCTCCTGAATCATCTGTCTCAAATGTTATAAAGTCCTGCTTCTTTGCTCCGGGCGTTTCAAAATAGATTCGCATATTTGCGTCATCTGTGGCATTAACCTCATCTGCCTGGTAATAAGTCGTAGCATCAGTTAGAGATGCAAATTCTATCTTTAGTCCGCCAGTTGCTATCTGGCTTCGACCAATTTGAGTTACAATTGCATCTATTACTCGTGACTTACTATCTAGAATTCCAGCCATTAATATCTCCGCCTATCATAACTATTATAAAGCAAAATTATCATTATGCTATCTTTTCAATTGAGACTGTTACTGCAAATTGATTAGTAGCCAGCGTGCCAGTAGTCAGCTTGTCGTTAACGGAGTTCTCATTTGTAGTACCGACATGAAGTGACATAGTACCGCCGGTGAATATTGCTATTCCCGTTATCTGGAACATTGAGGGGAAGCCATGGGGCATCATAGAGTTACCACCCGCAGCGAATTCCGCGAGTACTCCCTGGTCAGTTCGCGACATCCAGACTGAAAATGTACTATAGCCAGTCTGGTTTTGATTATCATGTGTAGCATCAATTGTTGCTGTGACCTTATATGTCCCTGCATTATTTATTGTTATCACACCGCCCAGAAGTGTGGCGGCGAGTGTGATATTACTACCCTGGTTGACTTCAAGCACACACCCCTCTGCGATGGGTGTAAAGTTGGGAGCACCAGTATTCATCTTTGTCGTGAATTTAAGTTCTTGGGCCGCGCCCGCTGTAGTGGAAGAAATAGTCGAATCTCCTACTGTGTAGCCTCTAATAAATGCTTCCTCTGGTCCGCCGACTGCTCCTCCTGAGGTCACATTGGTTACTTGATTTCCTGAAACTGTAACGCTTGCATTTGTGTATGTTCCGTCGTTAGCTGTCACCCCAAAGTTAACAGACGCCGATAGATCTCCCGAACCATTAAATGACCCGCCGCCGCCGATGACAAATCCTCCTCCAAGTGCAGCTGTTAGTGCTCCGGGCGTGCTAACAACAGAAGCTCCGCCGGCACCCACACTAAGCGTGGCGTCGGTTTTAAGCACTAGCTCTCCGTTAGAAAATTCAAGACCGGGATTAGCTGCTAAATCTACTGTGATTGTACCAGTCGTTATGTCTATTCCGTTCCCGCCAGTTAGCTGATTTGATAGATCAGAATAATCTATAGGTGTATTAACGGCTCCCAATTCGACTGTTAATCCAGCGATATTAATGGAATCGTTAGCAAGAGAGGTATTTGGTATATTAGATAGACCAAGAGTTATTGTGCCAGATGTGGTTATTGGTGATCCAGAGTCGATGTCAACTCCATCTGCACCAGAAATTGCAATTGATGTTACCGTTCCTGTATTTGTTGTGTAACCTGCACCGTTGGCTAGCTGATTATTATCTGTTGGAATTGTTGGTGTGCCTGATAGATCTGAATATGCACCTGTTGTGGCGACAGTTGCAAGGCCAGTGATTGCTGTTGCGGCTGGAATTCCCGTAAGATTTGCCTCAATTACATTAAGGGCTGGAGCTGTACCACCCGTTGAATTGATTGTGTTGTCACCAGCAGTGACTGATGTTACAGTTCCTAGATTGCTTGTATATCCAGAATCATTTGTCCATTGTGATATATTTCCAGATTTATTTGTAAATGTATCTGATGATGATGGAGTGACGGTGCCTGCATTATTTGTGAATGGAAGATTGCTAACAAGTGCCTTCTTGCTTGATGCCGTGTCTGAATCGTATATAACAACAAAGTCTCCTGTATCAATTGTTGCACCTAGTGTTACTAAATCATTTACATCTATTTTTAATGTTGTAGTTGGGCCTGTTCCATTTGTTACACTTATTCCCCCATTTATATCATCATTTATCAGAGATATTGATCCGCCGCCTCCTGAGATATTTTCCCATGTCCCTCCTTCATCTCTAACTTGAATTGTTGTAGTTCCTGGATTCAGTGGATCATCAGCTGCTCTGAGCCCTATTCCAAGGTCACCCTGGAGCTTTCCAAAATTCATGTAGCCGTCGTCTCGTAGCCGGAGTCCTCCTTCTGGAAGTGTTACGCCTTTGACAACTAAATCTGCTTGGTAATTGGGGTGATCAAGACCTATCTGCCTCTTGTGAGGGGTTATTGTGTGATCTATACAACCAGTTATGGGATCCTTTACTTCGAATTCTACTGTCCCGCATAGAAGATCTTCAGATAGCTCTGTACCCTTTGTTGGCTTTCCTCTTCGAAGTGTTTGTTTTATAGCCATTGTCTACATGCCCCATGATGGAGGCATTGGGATCCGTGGCGATTGTTTCCCGCCGCCTTTTGTATTTATACTATCTCGAGCTGCCGCTGCGGCTGTCTGGGTGTTCAACTGCAGGTTGGCATTGTGAGATAATATACCATTGCTAAAGTATGTATGAACATCCTTCACAGTCATATTATACACCTCTACAGATTCTTCAAATATCTCAACTGACTTAATAACATCATCTCTGAGCTCTCCATCGATTAGCACCCATGTGTGATCTCCGGGAGATGCATCTGCGGCCTTAAGCTCCCAAAGATCTTCTTCTGACTTGCTCATGATTGGGTGATCTAGTGAGCAGCTTAATTCAAATCCTGACTCTGTTCTAATCTTGCACCATCCGCTTACTGTGTTTGAAAATGTATCAAGAACTTCAAAATATCCCATCTCAGATGTTCTAAAGTCATGGCTTAGAACTCTAGTATCTGTGGTGACATCTTCGACTGATATCTCGCCAGAATCTGTTTGAATTTGAGTGCCCTTTATTACACAAGATATTCTTGCATTGAAAATAAAGACTGGCTTGGGCTCATATCTGTTACAAATATGACCGTCTGTAAAGGGACACGATGAAGATGCTTCTAAGTCCATATTAGAGCAATCTGTTGTATACGGATCTACTATTGAGACTCCATCAGCAGAGTCTACAAAATAGCATGTAATTGGAGCATCTTGCTCTCCCGATCCTATTACGGCTTGAAGAGTTGGAATTAGAGAGTTTATAGTTCGTGTTGTTGTAGGTGTTATATAGAACTTAGAAAATTTTCTCTGCTCTAGCATATCCCTATTCTGGCCATACCTCCCAGGTCTGTAGACTGCTGTTGTGAATTTTGGCGATGTATCCATGATGCCATATGCATATCCATGAGCAGCACCGGGACCCATATTGTGAAATAATCTTATTACATCTTGAGTATAAACATATATGTCTGTGTTTGCAGGGTCGGGAGGAAGTGGTGAGACGCCAGAGTTATAGTAACTAACCATCTTTCCAGCAGGTAGAAGGGGAAAGTTGTCCAATTGTGTGGGACTAGGATCTGATCTTCTAAATGACATATCATATCCCTTCCTAAACAAAACATCGTAGCAAGCCTTTTGCTCAGTACTTACATCTAATATCTTTCTAAACGCTGACCAGTATGACATCGCAACATTCCCAGGATACCCAAGGTTAGAGTGGCACCCAACCCAGTTATTCCATGTTACTCTTGACCAACCTGGCCCAAATTCATCACTGCAATTTTGCAATCCATCAGTAATATCGAGCCTGCTTTCATCGTCCATGCTGGTCCAGCCCACATTTTTTGGAAAAGACTTCACTGTAATTTGAAAGCTTTGCTCAGTTTGTCTTTCTGAATTCATTAGATGATAGGGCAGCGCCTTTTTATAGGAATCTTTCATTGTGTGCTGGCCGGCTTGACCTGGCTGTGCAGATGCTGACTCATTAAGCCTGCAACCCTTCTCTTTATTAATGAAGTCTTTAATCTCCAGCTGCCTATTCTTTATATCAGTTGTCACAATGAATCCTGATCGCGATGCCCAGTCTTGCACTTGTGGCATTATTGTATCAAAATACCTTTCATTAAAATCAGTAGCAACAACAGCTCTAAGCATCGTACTCGTCTTAGACGAATTAAGCATTTCACTATTCCAGCTTTTTACTCCATGTCTGTCTAGGGGCAGTCCGCCTATGTGCTCGGGGCCGCTGGGTGAAACTAATCCAGCCGGTATCGTCGCCGGTCCGATTACTGATGTTGCTTCTATCTTGCCGGGAATTGCCCCTCCTATAATTTTGCTACCGTCGAGCGGGAAGGACCATAGCTTTTGACAAGCATTGATCAAGTAGAACTGACCACCAATGAAAATAGGGATTATGTATATTCCGGTCTTGTTTGCGGGCCTTGTCTGAATAATATTATAGATTGAATGAGAGCCCTTTGCGAAGTCAATTGCTCTAACCCTTTCAATCTGATTTGCGAATGGGCCGTCGCCATACGGATATATCCCTCCGTAGCAGTCTGACTCTCTATAGTATGTGCCATTGAGCAACGTATAATTCTTATGGAAGTCATCAAATAAGAATGTTCCATACATTCCGCCTAAAACATAATCAGATGTGTATCCGTCAGAAAGCTCTTTTCTATTCTCTATGTCAAACTGATCAACTACGGGATTATCAAAGTGAAGAGCCTCATGAATTGAATCTGATGATAGATTTTGATTGAGTTCGAATAGTTTCTCCTTATCATCCCTTATCATTGATCCAAATAAGGTTAGTTTAGCAGGGCCCTTTTCAAATACCATGAATGATCCGCTTATTTCAGATAGTGATCCTGATGTTGGAAGGCCTGCGGGAAGGTTTAACAAATGTGTATTCGGAAACCCCCATCCATCAACTACGTTAACTGTGCAGTGATCTCCTGGAACGCCTGCAGGATATGCTAGTGGGCTTGTTCCACTACACGGGACAGAAGATATTCCTGCATCGCAGCCTAATATTAATTCATCTCCCGGCAATAGGACATATGGGCTAGG